GCTAAGGCATAATCAACCGCAAGCCTTTGCCCTTGGGCTGTTTGAACTTTTAAAACTTTGTACCCTGTAGCCAGTAAGTTGTCACCTGTTTTATTTACTACAGTTAAAAATAAATTTTCAGGATATGAAGACCCACCACCTTCAGGCACATAATCTAAATTTAACCATGTATCAACTCCATTGCCTATTTTATAACGTGGCTGGTCTGTGCCTGTATAAAGTACATCAGTACTCAAAGCCATTTCACCTGCTAATAAAACAGGATTGTTAGCTGTCCAATTTGCTGATGTATCTCGTCTTAATTGTATCTGTGCTGTTATTGTACTCATGCTTGAATAATGCTATTTGTATAAGTTGTGTTTGATAGTCCCCCATCTATTGCGCTAACTTGAATTACCGTATAAGTTTCGCCACCTTTTAAAGTAGTTATTACATCACCATTCTGATTAATTATAGTTACTAAGTTAGATGTACCAACATTAACAATACTTTGATTAAATGGAATTTGACATGTATCATAAGTGAAAGGCACTCGCAAACTAATGTCAAAATAATAACCAGCGTCTTCATCATCAAACCTTGGTTCACTAAATGGGTTTAAAGTAATATTATCACTTAACAGTTTCCATCCATAAATTGGTGAACTTACCTGAGCGATAATATCTAAACATATTTGCTGTATATCACTAAATAATTCTAATTCGTTTTTTTTGCCCTTTATTAGCCTATCTGCTACATAAATACGTATCGCATGAAGGTAAGCATTACCCTGAATTTGAGAAGGCTCATAATCAACCCACATTGCGGGATAATTAGTTGTGCCACTTGTTGCAAATTCTTGTATAGAACCATTACCAAAAGAGCTTATTTGATAATGAGCGTTAGCAATGTTATTTAGATTTTTTATTACTTGGTTTAGTGTTACCATTCAAATAAATTTTAAGTACTTCTATTTTATTAAATAGTTTGTAGCCTTTTTTTTTACCTTCTTCTTTTTTCAAATTTTTCTTCATAACTATAATATCTAGGTATTTTTCCTAAGTAAATTCCACAGTCATAAGAATAACCACGTGGATAAATAGTATCGAATCCGCTACCCGGGTTATCGTACAAAGGATAACTAGCTGCATTTTGAAATAAATAATCAATCATTCTTTGTGTGTGGTATTGAGCTTTATCAGTAACTAGATTCATAAATTGATCTAACTCATTAAAGTCAACACCTGAACTATTATCTGAATTCTTTCTTACAATATTCTTGTTAGTCACTTTATAAGTTAAGAAAGGAGCAGCCTCAACCATAGCCCACCATTTCAAGGAGGGGATAATATAATTATTAAGCAACGTTTGATTTAATGCCGTCAAGGTGTTAGTATCAATTTGATTGATTATTTCGTCATAGATCCCCGATCCAATGTAATTACGGATGTGTATTTTTTGAGCCTCTTCAATCGCTATACGAATGTATTTTTCATCAACGTTTGGATCGATGAATGTGTAATCTTTTACGTATGTAGCTGTTAAGAATAATATAGTTGCCATGATTATTTATTTTTTTTTCTAACTAGATTTTGAACCCAAATGTGCCGACAGTAAGGAGTTGTAACATCTCCGCCTTTTCGTGTCCACCAACCTCCTCGATAACGCCAAACATCATAACCAACTATTTTACTAATATTTTCGATTTGTGGTCTAGTAAATATTTTGTTTTGATTAATTAGTTTAACACAAAATTCTCGGCTAGTTTTTAAAAGTTCATCTTTTAACTCTGGTCTTTTTTCATAAGTGTACATGATGCGTAAAGATTCAACATTACTTCCCTGTTCATCTAGTACACTTTTAGCTTCTTTGCTTGGCTTTCTTACCTCTGTCTTTTGATCACCGCTTGTTTTTTCACTTACTTCAATAGCTCCATCTTCAATAAGCCTTTCCATTACAGCATCTATTTTTTTTCTGTTAACTTTTAAAGCCTTTGCAATTTCTTCATTTGGTAATAATGGATCTTTTTCTAATAAAGCTAAAACGTTTCTGTAAATTGCTTTTACTTCAAAGTCTAAGATGTCAAAGTTATAATTTTTGATTTCACTCATGAATACTTTTTTTTCATCTAGCTCACCATACATAAAACGTTTGTCTAGAATCTCATATTCATCGAAGTTCTCGCCATTATCGCTAAACACTTGTATGATACTATCTAACTCACTATCATTTGAAAAGCATTCGCATTTATGTTCATCAAAACGATGTATTGCGCTACTCACTATTTGTTTAGGCTTTTCTTCTAATGGAGGTAAACCATACATTTCCCTCACTTCGTTTGGAGTCATTACCTTTATTTTTTCTTCAATAGGCAACTGCTCTTCGAGTGGGTCAAGCTCTTTTAAATAGATGCGATTTGAAAACCCTTTTAGTTTAAGTAAATAGTTAAAATCTTTCTCAATCTCTCTTTGATTTGGTATAATGTAAGTATTCTTGTAAAGCTCATATGCATCGTTTAATTGATCTTTAGTGCCTAATTCACCGGGCGTTTTTATTCCTACTAACATAGGGTTAGGGATATGGTGACCGATAATAAGCTCTTGAATAACTTGATCATTTAGCCCATTCAATTGTTCATCTACATTCTGAGGGGTTAAATGTTCTATTGTTGGCGCTGAGTCTTTACTCATTGAAAAATTAATCAATAAGCTATTAGCTCTGTCAGTGCCTGTAAATTTTTCTTTTAATTTAGCTTCAATTATTTCCTTTTCTTCGTCCGTTGGTCTACCATTGGCGAAGTTTAATATAGTGCCTGAATTAAAACCACTTTTAATCGCATTTAAACGATAATTAGATAGCTCTACGTCTACTTCAGCATATACAGCACTAGCAACATAATCAGGTAACGGATAAGCCTCTAAATCGGGTCTATATTCTTTTGAAACAAATATCTGTCTGCCATTTGGTTTTTCAGTATCAAATAAAGGTATGTACTCAAGATCAGTATCTTCAGGGCTTTGTTTTTGTTTACTCCAATCTTTTGAATACCAGTACCCATCGGCATCTTTTGCCTTTCTTAAGTTGTTGTAAGGAAAATGTAATAAATCAAATGACGTTCCAGCCTTATTCCAAATTACCTCTAAATAGTAACCTCCGAATAATTTTTTATCTAAAACACATTTTCTAACAATGTCTTTTAATGTATCAAAGTTTGCGTTCTCTTTATTAATGAAGTCATTTGCTAAAGCAATATCCTGCAAACTTAACCCATCAGAATCAAAGCCAACTCCCGCACCACAAATGTATAGCACCTTACCATTAATAAAGGCATTATGTTTTGAGCTACGATTGAATAAATAAAGTAAATAGGCGGGATAATTATTATAATAACCACCTTCTTTTTCAGCTCCATAAATTACCCAGTCTTTGCTTTTTTCTTCTTTAAAAGTGGGTGTTTTATGGCTTTGCAGCTTTAAGTTTATTACTTCGTATAATTTATTCTCCATAAGTTTTGTATTGTTTTGGCTCTGCATCATATTCATTATAAACGGGCTTTGTGCCTTCGACTTTAATCATTCCTATTTCTAATAATGATGTTGTGTTTTCTATATTTAAATTACTTGAGCTTGTTTGTTCGTAAATAGCATATTCGTAAAACCCTGTTTCAGACAAAGATACTACACCACTTGTTAAGTTAACAGTTCCTGTGGTTTCTGTTATCAAAAATTTATTGTAACGTGTTGGGAACCCTGAAATATCAGCTGCAATAAAGTTTATCGGATTTAATTCTACTTGATGCTTAAAGCTAAATAAATAGTAAGGATTCGCCAATGTTACCTTTTCAGTTAAGGTAAATATGATAAAATTATTCTGTCCTTTTTGAATTATTTGCATAATATTAAAGTACCCATTTATAAAAGTATTACAAAAAATAAAAGGGGAACTGATGTCCCCCTTCTACTAACAAATAAAAAATAGACTTATAAAAGACCAGCAATAATGCCAGAGCTTACTTTGTTTGCAGGTAATGGCTCTTTTCCTGTTAATGTGATGTTGTAACCATTCTTGTCGCCACTTGCTTTTCCTGTTGTGGATGCTGAGGCTGTTAAATGCATGGCTCTTGTTTCACCTGCTAAATGGTAAATGTCATCAGCATCTTGAACGATAACCATTAACCTGTTTTGGGTTAATAAACGAACGATGTTTCTATTTTTTGCGGTCATCTTATATACGCTAAACGTTACTGTTTGTGCGTAAAAAGTTGTGCCGTTTTCAATCGAAATAGTTGCATCTTCTGTAAATTGACCGTCTTCAAGTTCTAATTCTACGCTCCAAAATTTCTTGCCAGCAGCCATTGTAATTGCTGTAACAGTGCCACTAGATGAGGTAATTGAAGCCACGTTTGCGAATTCGGTTAAATATATTTTCTTTATCCCGCCGCTACCTTGGCGACAGTCTAAAACTATTGATTCGATAATGTTGCAAGGCATTATTTATAAATTTTAAAAGGGAGTTTTTACACTCCCTTAGTTAATATTAAACGTTTGTATATTGAACAACGTGGTCAATGAATTTCACTGATACCCCAGCTCTAAATGCGCCAAATAATCTCCACACTCTGTCATCTTTTGAATACCATGCCTCGATATTCTCTAAATCAGATTGTAAGTCTGTTCCGAATACTAAGTTGCTAGCGTAAGTTGCGATAATACGGTTTCTTACTGCACTTGGAATTGAACCCGTATCAACGGTGGCATCACTCAAGCCCGGAACGGCAATAACCTTCATATTAGTTCCCGGGTACATCATTTCCCAATTATTCCACACGTTATCTGTGTTATATTGAGAACCATAAATTCCGTAAGTTGAAGTAATCTTAGCTGCTAAAGTTCTGAATGTATCTAAGCCACAGAAAGCAACTACAGGTTCGTTTACTAATGCTGCTGCTGGTACTTTTGCGTAAACATCATCAAAGATAGTTAAAACGTTAGTTGCGTTTAAAGTAGATGGAGTTGCTGCAACTGCTGTGCCCGCTGTATCGATAGTAGCAAGCCAGCCATTCATTTGTTTTAATACTGTTGAGTTGGTATAAGTTGTTTTACCAGCCCAAATCATGTTTTCAACGTTACGAGCTACTTGCGCTAATTTTCTATCAATGATAGTTTGTGCAATAGTTAATGAATCATTGTTTGCTCCAGCTGGTAAATACTTTTGAGTAAAGTAAGTGTTTAAGTCTTTTAAACAGAATTGCTCTGCAAAGTTAATTCCAACAGTTGCAATGTTGATCTGTGAAAAAGTTGTTGTACCGCTTGAAGTGAATGAACAAGCTTCAGCTTGAAAAGGTACAGTTGATTCAATCACAGGGATTTTTTCTGAAGATTTAATTCCTGTACGAATATCAACTCCTTTTCCTAATGTTACACCACCTAAGATTGCTTTGGTGATTAGATCCGCTCTGTTTTCTTCTACATAAGCGGTCATTGCGTCAAATGAAAATGCCATGTTTTGTTTTTGTTTTATTGATTAATAATTAAATGCTTTTTTTCTGAACTCTTCTAAGCTCGTTAAGCTGTTTTGTTTTTTAAAGTTTTCTTTTGATTCTGATTTTGGAGCTACACTAGGAGCGTCTGCAATTTTTTCAATAAGAGAAAATAAACTTCTATTTAATTCGTTTTGCTTATTTATTGTCGAGGTTGCAGCTTCTAAAGATTGATTTGCAATACCTAAAGCTTCTTCTAATTTTGAAATGCGATCTGATAACTCAGTAAATTTAGCTTCAAATTGTTCGTTGCTTTCGTTTGCCATTTCTTCCATTACTGGTTCTTCTTCTACTTCTACTGGCTCAATCCCCTTAACGATTCCATTTTCAACATAAAGTTTAGTAGGTAAATCATTAACCATAATTACTACTTCAGTAACCTCAGCGGGTACATCCATAACGCCTTCTGGGGTAATGATTTGAAGTTTAGAACCTACAGCAACCTCTTCAGTATCTGTGCGAATAATAGAACCATCTTTCGCTTTGTAGTCAGCAAATTTTTGTTCTGCAATTTCATCTTTGAAAATATCTTTAAACAAGTCTTTCATATCTGAAAACACTTCTTTAAATGTTTGCTTTTTGTTTTCCATCATCTTTTTTTTATTAAGTACCCTGAATTTATTTAGATGCAATCTCAGACACTTTTTTTCTTAATGCCTGTATTCTATCAGCTACCTTTTCGATCTCGCTTTGTGGCGCATCCGTTAGCTTTCTAGAAGCAAATGCACCTTCAACGCTAAACCCTTTAAACACTCCCGTTCTTATAAAGTCATTCCAAACTTCGTTATTGTCTACTTTGAAAGTTCCAAACCATGAGCCCTCTGGCAATGTTTGGTAACCTTCAGGTGTTTTAATACCTCTTGTTTTATCGATTATAAAAGACTCGATCATGTAAACTCCGTTAACTTGCCTTTCTGAATCATGCATCATATTAACGTTGTGTGTATAGCCTTTTTTGAAAAATCTTTGAACTATTTTTTCAATTTGTGTTTTATCAAATATTACATAATAGTCGCCGCTTTCATCTGATCTGAAAATCGGCAAATCAGAAATCATGAGTGGACCAGATATAAGTCTTTTTTCTTTGTCTGCAATAAACTTAAATTGTAATGACATCTCTTTGTTATCCCATTTAGAATAACAAATGGCGGCTGCTTGTTCTTGATCCTTTCCTGAACCTACTTCCGTTCTAATACACCTACTTATAAACTCATCTTTACTTTCCCCTGAACGTGGGTTAATAACCATTTCTTGTTTGTCAATTTGCTCTAATTTTCTTTGAGCCCATTCAATGCCTTCGTCACCTCCCCAAGCTAACCACATAAGCCTTCCGCATCCATCGCCTAACTCTTTTTGCGAGTTTTGTCTATGCCTTTCAAATGCCGCCATTCTGGCTATCGTTTCACGACTTATAGATTCTCCATTTGCTAACTGATTAGCCCTTACTTTTCCAACAGGCGTACCACAATCACCCCATCCGTTTTCCTCTGCCCATCTTAAAGCTATTTTAGCGTTTTCACTTGCAGCTTTTGGGTAGTCGCTATAACTTTCAAAATGTTGATCTTTAAAAGCCATCCAGTTACGCTCTATGGCTGGTGAGTCAACTAAAGCCACGTACTCAACGCCTAGTTCATCATTGTCGTCTATTACTAATTTATAAATAGGTAAATTTTCCATATTATCCGATTTTACTTTGATTACTTAATTTATTTACTCTTTCTGTTACCGCTCTACTTTCGCTTTCTACAACGTAAGCCTTAACTGTTTGTGATTGTGTTTGACTTCCTGCAACCGTCCCATCAGGGTTAAGTTGTGTTACATTATTTTGTGTTGTTAAACCTTGTGGAGGCTGTCCAGTTGATCCTTGCGTAAATGTCCCTAAACTTGCACCACCACCAGTACTACCACTTGCAGCACCTCCACCACCTTCAAATTTTGTTCTTGAAATTACAGCCACTCTCGCTAAACCTTGTACTACAGCTAAACCAGCTGCAACCGCTGCCCTTATTGGTGCATCGGGAGTGGGTATTGACATTTGACTAGTATAAGCACTTTGAGCGGCTTGGTATGTTTCAATAGTTGCTAGTGCTAAACTTGCGGCTTTTTTAATATTAAATGCTTTTCTTTGACTAGCTTCATCTTTTCCCGCAAAAGCATCTGTTAACGAAATTATTGCGTTTAATCCTTGTTTTGTTAATTCAACTTTTTGCTGTTCGCCTTTTTTATAATCTTCAATCGCTTGTAATCTTCTCTTTTTATCTTCTTCAAACTTTTTTATATCGGCTTGTATCTCAGCTTCTATTCTTTCATCTTCAGCTTTTAATTGTTCTTTTTCTTTTTCAAATTGTTCTTTATAAAACTCTTTATCCATTTCGGCTTCTCGCCTTAATACCTCTTTTTCAAATTCTCTTTTCCATTTATCTTCTTCTTCTTTTTGCCTCCTATCCTCTTCAGCTTTTTTCCTTGCGGCTTCTCTTGCCTTTTCATTGGCTTGTCTTTGTTTTTCGGCGATCTTATCA